CCTATTAATCATTTCAGGTTCTAATAGATAATGAAATATATTGTTCCCATCACTATCAACATCGTAACCTTTTAAGCTATTATAAACTGATTGTAAGTTACTTGCATACTGTTGACTTTTTGCAAGTGTCATGTTATCTGTATCTATTGCAACACCAACACCTGTATTAGTTCTTTCTTGAGGTGCAAATAAACTACCACCTTGTCCGCCTGATTCTGTACCTGCAAAATTGTTTTCAAATTCAATTAAGTTTCCAATATCATTTTTAAATGCATTCAAATCATTTATAATATTATTTTTGACTGCATCTGGTAAATTTGCTAGGTTGTTAAGTTGTCCTCCTAGTTTTTGTAATAGTCCACCTGTAAATAAGTTTGGATTAAATTTACCATCAGTGCCAATACATCCACCAATATCGCCATCTGCAATTTGACCTAATGTATCAAGTATATCTTTACCAGCACCTGTAAAACTTCCCATTGCATCTTTTAATACATTTGGAATAGCACGTGGAACAACTGGTGTACCACAGAAGTTAATCATATTAGCAATAGCCGCAAATTCTGCTATGGCTGCATTTAATCTTCCTAGTGCATTATCAATGTTAGTGTGTGCGATAAATTCGTCTAATGCATTTTCTGCTTCTTGTAATGCATCTTTTAAATCTTCCAAGCCTGCAGGTATCTCAGGTATTAATCTACCTATGTTAATCTTTAAGCATATTTGCAAATTTGGGAGTTTTATGCCGTTTCCGGCTAGTAGGCTACAAATGATTTCTTTCAAGCTGTACGCTTGTGTTTGAGCTGTTACAGTACCAGAATTTAGGTCTATATCAGCACCAGTAGGAATGTCAACAGTTGTTCTATTGATATAATCACTAGCGTCTTTTATTCCATTTACAAAATCATTTGCCATGTTATTGTCCTATGTACACATCTGGACTACCCGAGCTTGCATCCGGTCCACAATGTGGAGGAATAGGACAAAGGTTGTCTGCACCGGCTGGGTTGCCATTTAGTACAACTAATTTTCCACCTACAAATACATTTTTACACCTAGCACCAAGACTACCGCCACCGTGACTATTTGTATCACCGTCAACGCTAATTGGTTGTGTATTTACATGGATATTCTTATGTGCTAGTGCATTTGTACTTGCACCGCATATTCTAGAATCTCCGTTTCTATGTACCTGAGGCATTTGCTACTGTTAATCCTGTACTTTGTTTAATATACATGTCGCTTGCATCTTTTGCAGATTTAACTACACATATAATATTATTTATCTTTAATTTGATCTTAGTATCTGGAGTAACTGTAAACATATAAGGTGCTAACGCCATCCCATTCTGGGCGGCAATTAGTATGTAAGGTTTTGATACTATAACGTTAGTATCGTTTTCTGAGTCTAAACGTGCGATCATTTCTTCACCTGAAGAAAGTTTTATACTTACTACATCGCCGTTAGTGTAAGGTGTTTCTATTAACATATATTATCCTTTATAGTGAATGACCAGTTCCATTGTAGTTTGTATCTTCAATGTACTTAATCATTTGATCATACCCACCAATTTTATTACCGGATATGATTATTTGTGGGAATGTTCTGGCACCTGGAAAGGTTTCCATAACATCTTCTCTTGTAAAGTCTTCGTCTAGTTGCTTGTATTCGTAAGCAAATCCACGTGACTCGCATAGTGCTTTAGCTCTTACGCAATAAGGACATGCTGTTTTGCCGTAAATTGTTATCATTATAAGCTCATTCCTGAAAATGTATCTTCTGATACGTCTTTTTTAACACCGCCAATAACATAACTACTAATTTCTGTTTCCTGTGGTGCTACTTGTACTTCTGCTCCACTAATCCATTTAGCTGTCCATGGTAGTGGGTTTGCTTGTGGTGTTGTATATGGACATTTCATTCCTAATGCTGTCATACGTTTACAACAAATCCATTCAATGTAATCGTGTAATAGTTGTGCATTAAGACCAATCATACTACCGTCTTTAAATAGATAGTTAGCCCATTCTTTTTCTTGCTCAACTGCATCAACAAACATTTGTGAAACTTCTTCTTTGCATTCTTCTGCAATTTTTGCAAAGTCTGGATCTTCTTTTGTTAATACTTTTGAAAGTAAATATTGTGTACTTGCTAAGTGAACATTTTCATCACGTGCAATAAATTTAATAATTTTAGCATTACCTTCCATTTTCTTAAGTTCTGCGAATGCCCAAGAGCAAGCAAAACTAACATAGAAACGAATGCCTTCTAATACGTTAACACTATTTGTACACATCCAAATTTTCTTCTTTAGTTCATACAAACTGATTTCAATTGTTTTGTCATTGACTTTGTGTGTTCCTTCACCTAACAATTGATAGTACTGTGAATACTCAATAAGGTCATTGTAATATTTAGATATGTCATCTGCACATTCTACAATTTCTTTACTATCTGCTAATTCATCAAATACTATTGTAGGATTATTATAGATATTACGAATAATATGTGTATAGCTACGTGAGTGGATTGTTTCACTAAATGTCCATGTAATAATCCAATTTTCTAGTTCTGGTAAACTAGTAATAGGACCAAAAGCTTCAACTGGTGCTCTACCTTGTACACTATCTAAAAGAATTTGTCTTTTAAGATTACTTGTAAAAATATGCTGTTCATGTTGAGTTAAGTCTTTAAAATCTTTTGAGTCTTTACTTACATCAACTTCTTCAGGTCTCCAAAAGAAACCTAACTGCTTATCTGTAAGTTTATCGAACTGTTTATACTTAACAGTATCGTATCGTTGAAACCCAAGATCTCCGTCTAGAAATGCGTTTGCTTCAGTATGGTATTTTTCGTTATTTACGTTTAATATTGACATGTTGTTAATCCTTATATCACACAACTTTCGCAGTAGTCATCATACTCTTCGTCCGTGTTAAATTCATCTCTACCAAGCATCTGCTCGGCATTCTTCTTATCAAAGTCAATTTCACCTTGACCATCATATGTGTTAAAATAGTATAATTGTTTGCCGCCATACTTGTAAAACATTACAAGATGTTGTAACAAAACACTCATTGGTATCTTTTCTTCTTCATAAAATTCTGGGTTGTAGCTTGTATTAACACTGATGCCTTGATCAATATACTTTTGTAATACTGCCATAATCTTTAAGTAACCTTCTGGGCTACGTTGGCTCCACAGTAGGTCATATTTGTTCTTTAAGCGTGGATAACCAGGAACCACTTGCTTTAGTACTCCATGTTTACTTTGCTTAACACTAACAAATGCACGTGGTGGTTCAATACCGTTTGTGCTGTTACTAATTTGTGCTGATGTTTCAGCAGGCATAAGTGCCATTAGTGTACTGTTACGTATTCCAGTCTTTTGTAATTGCTTACGTAGACTTTTCCAAGGCATACGTTCTTTATGTGGAATTAATTCATCTAATTCTTTTTTGTATGTCATGTTTGGCGTAATGCCTTGTCCATACTTTGTTTCGTTAATACCTGAAATATTACCTTTTTCAATTGCTAAATCTGCACTTGCTTTAATTAAGTAATAACTCCATGCTTCTGCCCATGTATCAATTAAGGCTAAACCTTTTTTATCAATATCTTGATAATTTAAATCATTCTTAGCTAGCCAAAATGCAAAGTTAATAATGCCAATACCTAATGGACGTCTTTTCATTGTACTAAGTTCTGCCGCTAATACTGGATAATTTTGATAATCTAATAACTCGTCTAAACCACGTACTGCTAATCTACCTATACGTTCAAAGTCATCTGGTGATCTAACATTACCCCAATTGATTGCACTTAATGTACACAAACTAATTTCACCTTCAGTATCGCTAAACGAAGAAAGAGGCTTAGTAGGTAAGTTGATTTCACAACATAAGTTACTTTGTTTTACTGGTGCAATATCTTCTAAAAATGCTCCATGTGTATTTGCATGATCTACATTCATTAAGTAGATACGTCCTGTGTTTTTACGTTCTTCCATAAACTGTCCAAATAGTTCTGCCGCTGGCATAACTTTCTTTCTAGTTACTGTACGTTCTGCTTCTTCATATAATTCTTTAAACTTGTCTTGATCGTTAAAAAATGCGTCATAAAGTCCAGGAACATCACTAGGTGAGAATAAAGTAATATCTCCACCAGTTAACAAACGCTCATACATTAGTTTATTAAACTGAACTCCATAGTCCATATGTCTTACACGATTGTCTTCTGTACCTTTGTTATTTTTTAATACAAGTAATTCTTCTGCTTCTAAATGCCAAATAGGATAATACAGTGTTGCTGCTCCACCACGAACACCACCTTGTGAACATGATTTAACTGCACTTTGAAATAATTTATAAAATGGAATAACACCTGTATGTGTTGCATCTCCTCGTCTAATAGGACTTCCTATTGAACGAATACTACCTGCACCAATTCCAATTCCTGCTTTTTGTGAAACATATTTAACAACGCTGGCGGCTGTAGCATTAATACTGTCAAGGCTATCATCTGTTTCTATAAGAACGCAACTAGAAAATTGCCTTTGAGGTGTTCTAAGTCCTGCCATAATAGGTGTAGGTAAACTAATATCAAAATTACTAATAGCATCGTAATATTCTTTTACATACTTCATTCTAGTTTCTGTTGGATAGTTACTAAACAATGTAGCTGAGATCATCATGTACGCAATTTGCGGAGTTTCAAATATCTGTCCTGTTACTCTATTTTGAGCAAGATACTTACCACGGAACTGTTCCATTCCAACGTAAGAAATATTTTCATCACGATCATGTTTAATGTAATTGTTTAATTGATCAATTTCATCTTCTGTATAAACGGAAAAAAAACTTTCATCGTATACACCAAGCTCAACGTTTCTACGTGCAATAACACTTAAATGTTCTGGATCAAATGAATTATATACATTTTTTCTTAAATGGTAATTAATTAATCTACCTGCTACCCATTGGTAGTTTGGTGTTTGTTCATTAATAAGATCAGCTGCGGCTTTAATTAGTGTTTCTTGAATATTTGTACTTTCGATTCCATCATAAAACTGCAAATGACTTTTAATTTCTACTTCACTAGCACTAACGCCAGTAATACCTTCGCATGCATAAAATACAACCTTGTGCATTTTTTCTAAATCAAGTACTTCGGTAGTACCATCTCTTTTTATAATTTCTATTTGATCTTTGCTCATCTATATTCCGTTCTTGTTAAAATAGCTACGTATTTAACATATAATGTCAATCAATAACTATTTGCTTAATGCACTAATATCTATATTCTTTAATACATCTAGTTTATTGATTAGTTTTGGGTTGTCTATTATATCGTAATTATAGTTTAAAATATAACAATTGTCAACTAAAACAATCAATTTAACCTCACTTTTTTCTACACTCTGTACTAGTAATATTCTACATGGAATATCACTGTAATGCAAGGTGTAAGCAATTCCTAACGAAACAACGTTCTCGTCATATTCGTTTATGTGTAATAGGTCCCAAGGGTTTGGCCAAGTACCTTCGTTATACGGATCAATTGCCCTAACACTAATGGGTGCCATCTTCCAGAACTGCATTACAACCTCAAGTTTAGGAAGTAAGTCATCTAAAGCCTGTATCTCTTTTCTTAGAGTCCTCCACATCCGGAGTCTGGACTTTAGTGGTAGTTGCCATATATCTTTCATTAATGTATCAACAGGGCCAGAAAAACTAGTCTAGTATCAAATTTCAATAGTGACATGTTTCTTTGTTGTTCCTTGTATTAATGTATTTATGATAGCTTATAGAATTTCTCTAAACGTTGAGCCCATTTTAGTTCCCAATCTTTGAAATCTTTTGGGTCACTTTCAAACAGTTGCCATTGGCAATCACCACTACACATAAAAATAGCAATACGGCTAATATCAGTGCCATACATCTCATTGTGTGCGTTTGCGTATGCGGCTCCTTGTAAGAAATAATCTTCAATCCACTCACGTTTTTTAGGTTTGTTTGTTTGCTTAAAGTCCATAATAGTTGGGTGCCCTTTATAAACACCAACTAAGTCAGTTGTACCAGCATATAAACCAGCGGCACATAAATTAACTTCAGTTCCCCATATCTCATCAACATCATTTTCAATGTTATCCACAACTACCTGTGCCATTGCTTTAGCTTGTTTATGTACTATGTTGTTTCCTGGGTTATATGTTTCGTATTCTCCTAATGCCCAATGTTCTAATATATTGTGCATAACTGTTCCACGATTTGCAGCAGTTGTTGTAATACGTTGTGCTTCTTCTGTGCCTACTCTTTTTCTCCAAGCCGCTAATCCTGCACGTTTTTCAGCAGGTTGTGTAGCACTTAAAATAGTAGTAACGCTCGGAACAGGATCGCCCCAAGGGTTCTCATATAGACGTTTTCCATCTACACTAGTTCGTTTTAATTCTTTATATGGGTAAGGACTTTTAATTTTTAGCATGTGTTTAGTATACTACTATTAAGACAATATGTCAATAGTTTTTGTAGTTAAAATAAAATTATTTAACACCCAAGTGTTACCAAGCAACGACCAGTGATTATCATCAGGTGCTACTGTTATTCCACTATCGTATGCTGCTTTCATATGGACTTTAGTATCATTATTAAATACCTGTTCTCCACCAGGTACAAAATGTTTATATAATTCAACTTCTGCTGTATGTAACTCTGGGTTATCTACCATACGTAATAATTCTAATTTAATAATATGTTTAAAATTATATAATTTATCTACATTATCGTACCATTTATCATTCCAAGAATGATATACATCTGATGTACTTTTACGTTCTAATGATTGAGTAATATTAGATTCTATATTTTTTGGATACTTATCTTGTGTATTTTTAAACATTCCAGATTTTCTATGAATTGAATACCAAATGTGAGCAGGACCATCTAATGTTATGTAATTACTATCAATTGCAGTTTCTTCAAATTCAAAATTGCCAATGCTGCCAAATTCTGACACTCGTTGTTTAAATGTTCTGTTAGTAAAAATAATATCAATTCCACGCAATTTTGCATCCAAGAAACACCATTCATAGTAGTCGTGTCCACGGCCTCCGTCTGCATAATTATAATATTGATGTTGTGGGAATTTTTGTGCTAGTTGATAAGTCCAACTATGTTTTTCTACTTCTGTTTGCCAATATGCTGAGAAACTATCACCTATAAAGGCAACTTTTTTGCCTACCAATAAATGTACCATCTTAATGTCTTACTAGTAGCTGGGTTTGTAAGTCTTTCAATTTTATATCCTAAATTTTGAAAATGTTTGATTACTGTTTCCATTTGATTTTGTAATCCACGATCTGTAAGTGTACCTTGCCATACATTAAAATAATTAACACTAGTTGGGTTTGTTATACTATATGTTCCTGTTGAAAATCCTAAAGAAGTATTTGCTGTTCCTGCACCAATTTCATAATTCCATGATGTAGTTGAACCTTCAATTGTTATTACTAAGTATCCTGAATCTTTAGTAGCTGTTAAGCCTTGAATGTTTGCATCGTTAATATCTGCAATAATAGCATTAAGTGTTGTACCAGATGTTCCTAATGTTACTGTATTTGAATTGAAAATAAAGGTATCACCGTTAGTTATTGTGGGGTTGCTAACTGTACCTATTTTAACTGTTGTAGGAGTTGAATTTGTCATTGTAGTTGCATCGTCTACATATCCTTCAAACTTGCCTAAAGCACTTTGTGAAATAACTTGTTCCATAATAGATTGTGTTTCTTTGTACACAATCATGTCTTGTGATGCTTTGGCTCTTGCTTGTGCTGCGTTTAATCCTACACTCATTTGTCTAACTCTTTATCTACTTGCTTCTTAGCCATTGCTTTAACTTTTTTCTTATTCTTTTCTGGATCTACTTTATTCATGTTACTGGCTCCCAAGCTGGCAGTATTAAAATATACTATGCCATCTTTAATATTATTTACAATTGGAAGATTCTGAATTTCATCGAATAATGATTCAGCGTCTGCATCAATTCCCATAGCCACCAGTTCTTTAACTAGCGAATCTAGAGGAATGCTCTCCACTCCTTCGCTACTCAGAATTGAAAGTAGATCAATAACTTTTGCATCTACTTGTGATATCTCAAATAGATCAGCGTATCTCATAGCATTACTTCTTTAGTGCCGCAAATGCTTGTTTTAATACTTCTTTGTTTATCTTGCCGTCTGCTTGTGCTTCTTTTACCATACGTAGTGCATTTAGATATGAATCTTCTTTCATTTCTCTGCCGTCTATATCGGTATCAGCGTCTGCTGCATCAGTGCCTTCAAAGTCGTCTGCCGCAGGTTCAATTGCTGCATCCATATCCATTTCTGGATCTGCTGGTGCATCAAGTTCTGGACCTGTGTCCATTGACATATCTGTTTCTGGTGCTTGGCCTTGTGCTACTAAAACTGCATCAGAAACTTGCTGATTTGCTGTCTTAACTGCTTCAAGTGCTGAACTAATTGCTGTTTCTGCAGATGTGTTAAATGCATCTGCTTCTGCTACACCAACTTCTTCTTTCATTGCGTTAGTGATGCTCATTAATTCTTCTACTTGCATGCTAGCTAAATTTTCAGCCATTTTTTGTAGATCGTCTGCCATTTGCTTTGCCGCTAAAAGTACTTCAGCTTGATCAAGTTCACCTTCCAAAATTGGATTGTTTTTCATAACTGTGTCTATACCTTCTAATACTAACAATAACTTCTGATATTGTTTATTGTTGACTTCAACGCCGCTTTCACGTAATGCGTTGATTTTCTTTTCAGTAACTGTTTTTACTTTGGTTAATTTTGCATTACCTGCACCAAAGTCAAACTGCATACCGAATACTTCTTTTAGAACATTATCTAACTTGGTTAGTTTGTTCACTTGTAATTGTTTTAATTCCATGTTCAATACCCCACTAGGTTTTTTATTATATATTGTATTTATGCTTAAAGGCTACTTTTGATTTGATTTTTGATAGTTTTCATCTTTTGCAGTGCAGATCCTTGTTTTGCCATGGCAATATCTATCTTACTTGACTCTGTAAGTGATTTTGCCTTCATTTTGAACGTGGCTGCTTCTGCTAAAGCACTAGAATATCTGTTATCTAAATCTAATAGTCTTTCAACTTTTGTATCTTTTCCAAATAATAAACCTTTGACAATACCCATAGCTGTTTCGAACAGTGCTATTTGCTTGTGTATAATTTTATTGCCTTCTTTAATATTATAGAACGTTTTAGTCATACCAGGAATAAGCATAGCTTTTTCTAATACAACTTCAAATTCACCCACTGTAACACTATCACCTTTTTTAGTAACTGCTGATAAAGTAATATCGTTATGAGATTCTTCAATAATTTCTTCAGTAGCTTTATGTGTAGCTTCGTCAAGTTTTTGTAATATTTTTAACATACCTTGTGCGTCTTTGCTTACTCCTGCAATTACGTTTGGTGTTGGTGTATTTCTTTGTGATTTTAATTTTTGATGTGCTGTTGGTTCTTTGTTTGCAGCTTCATTAAGTTTATTAATGATGTCCATCATTCCTTGCGTTTCTTTTGTTGGCATTATAGGCTCCCTTTCATTCGTTCAAAATATACTTTGTTATTCTCCACTATTTTCTTAACAATATTTTTGTTAATTAGGCTTTGAATTAGGTAACACTCACGTTCAGATAAATCTTCTTTGCATGTACGTTCTAATAAATTTTCGTACATCTCGCTTTCGTGTAGTGATAAAAATGTTGGGATTCCGCCCGGAGTTTCAATGCTTTTCATTATGCTATCCCGGCTGCCTTTTTTAGGCGTTCAATTTCTTGTGCGTTATAATTCGATTGGTTGCTGTTTTGTGCAATGCCAGCTGCGTTTTGATTTCTTTGATCATCATCTGGATCTGTTTTACTGCTAGCTCTTGGACCAGCTTGTCCAGTCGGTTGTTTGTTAGAACCTGCTGTATATCTTTGAGTACCTTTTGCATCCCTATTCGCATCTTGATTAGAAATGGTTGCACGTCTTTGTTCTACACCCGATCCTTGTGATCTAATTGTTGCTCTGCTCGGCTGTGCCGTAGCTACTGTTCCGTATCCTTCTGAGACAGAACTTAAATCTATAATTTCTGAAAAGGCATCGCCGTCATCGTTTTTCATTGTGCTTAGTAATTTTAAAGTTTGTGAAAAAGATAATCCTTTTAATTGACCAACAACTTGTTCTTTTGTTAGTTCCATTCCAAACTTTACGTTTGCAAAATCTATTACTGTATCAATAGTACTGTTATTTAAAATGTTCATCCTCTTGCCTTATTTAACCTTGCAACAATACGACTAGCTGGGCTTAGTCTTTTTGTTCTTTGCGCCTTCTTATTCATCCTAGCACCTTTGGCGGCTTTTGTTCTTTTTAAAATAAATCTCTTCTTAAGATTTATTGGGGCTGCACATTGACTAGGATTTGCAACAACCCTTCCTTTACGTGGTCCTACAGTGCAACGAAATTTTCTCGTTACTGATTTTCCACGTTTGGCAAAAACTACTTTTGCTTCTGTAACAACTGTGTTATATGCCTCGTTTAGTAACATATGTTATCCACCTACCAATGGTGTTACTGTTTGTAAATTTAGTAGTAATAATACCACAGTGGAAAGCAATCCTGCAATAACCGTTGCGGCAGCACCAATAACTAGCTTATTGCTAGATAAAGTTGAGGCAGTTTGTTTTTCTGCCATCTTACTCATTGTTTCTGTCAGAGAGTCTACTTTAGACTCTAGTCTATTTAATTTTTCTTCTAACACGCGATATCTCTCTGCACATAAATCTACATGTGCTTCTAGATTTTCACGCTCAAGTCTTGACTGGTTCATTGCCATATTTTGCTCTCGCAATCTTTAGCAGCGTCTTATAGAGCTGATCTAATTATATACATTCGTTGTACATATGTATTTATATGTTTTGGCGATAGTTAAAGTACGTGTTTTTTCTTACTGTACTAGTATCTACTATCTCAGGATTAATGTTAGCCGTTTCATCAAGTATTGTATGAACTGGCATTTTATCAAAATCCTTTACCAACATATAAGTGTTGTTTTCTTCATATTTCCATGCGTCTGCTGTTTCACTAGCAAACTTTAATATCCAAACATCCTGTATTCCGGAAAAGTCTGAACCAAAGTCATAATCGTCTAAATTTTGTGCATCTAAAAACTCAACTGAACTTAGTACTGGTTGAGAACGTAAACTTACACTTTGTATAAACGTATTCAAATTTTGGGCTTGATAATATCCTTTTGCATCTGATTTAGGACTAACTACGCCCGAGTCTGTGATATCTATTAAAGTATAAACTGTATAGAAATCAGTCGACCCTGTTAAAACTTCGTTCGGTCTACTTACACCCATTATTACATGCCTGTAAGTTTACCAGCAGTATAACCTGCTGCAAACGCTGCTGCACCACGTGCAATACGTTTCCCTATACCTTGCTTTTCTTTGTCATTGATTTCTAATCCTGATTCTAATGAATATTTGGAAAAGATAGGAAACAAGTCGCTGCGTCTAGCATTTAGTCTAAAATGTTTATTAATTTGTGTTGCCGCTAGTTGTTGCTGGTTAGTTGTTAAATTAGTCCAATCACCTACTAAACGTCTTGCTGCTCTTAGTTTAGGATCCTGTATTGCTAGATCCTTTTCTAATTTATAGAAAAACGCCTGTGCTTGTCCTGGGTTAACTTTACCAGTTTCAATTTGCTTCATAAACATTCTAATTTTACGCTGATCAAGATTTACTTTAGCTAAAAGTAATTTATCAGCTTCTGAATTTACTAATCCTTCTGGTTTTAAGATTGTATGTAATGACTGATACATATCTGTTCCACTTGGACTTGGTCTATTATAATTTCCAAATCTGTTTGTATTCTTTGCATAATTTTTTGCAACTGGTGCGTACTTGTAATCATTTGACATAGCATATAAACTTAACATACTTACGAAAAAATGATCTGTGACAGTTCTAGCACCTTCTTTGCTAATTTGGTGTTTTGATTTAAACATACGGGCTTCGCCTAATGTGTTTAAAAATGAATATTGTTCAGTAGTATCATTCATTGTATGTCCACCTTCCATAGCCGCATATTGTTGCAATGTATATTTCTTAGTCATTGTTTTTCTCCATTGCTATTAATTCACACGTTTCACTTGCATAAGTTTTAAAATAACGTGGAGCAAAGGCATGTACAAATACTGCCATTGATGCTTTTTTTAAACTCCATGCAATACTTATTGCATGTTTAAAATGTTGCCAACGTGTCATGTTTGCATTTTGTAAATGTAGTTTACATTCTTTACTGTACATTTAATTATTCCTTGCCATGTTCGCAGCCGTAAAGCCTGCTCTATTAACAAGTTTAACATCTTTGTCAACTACATAACCTTCTCCGCCACGTTGTCCATTTGTATATGCTTCTACATCTGCGTCTTGTGCGTCTAAGGTTTTGATGACTGTATTTTTAACTTTCATAATTCCTTTAATGAAATTAAATGTTGCATTAAACCCATCTATGTTACTATTTATGTATTCCATAAGACGTGCTTGTTTTGGCTTTGATAATTTACTTCCTTCAACATATTTTTGAAATGTACTTCCTAAATTGTCTAAGTTACTTGCTTTAACACTATTATTAATATAAGCGTAAAGTATTTTACCAAAGTCTGCCATCTTTAATTCTGGTGGTACTGCAAACAATTTATCTATTGCTTGTGCATTTTTATCTAAATAATTTTCTAAGTCGTCTATTGCTGGAATGTCTACACCTGGTGATTTTGTTACCATTACAGGTGGCATAATATATGTTGGTCCACCTTGGAATTGTGACATATCAACTTTACTCTTTTCACCGTCAAGTCCAATTGCCATGTGTACTACAACACCTACATCACTGCTTGCTATTTTCTTTCCAACTTCGCTATCTACTTTAACTTGATATGTTGTTGTATTAGGAGTAAATGTAAATTTGTTTTCCTTTGCATCTGGCGTTGTAAACCATAGTAAATCACCCATTACATAACCTCTAAAATCACTTGGTACTGTTGCTTCTACTTTATCCCAGATACTTCTCATTTTACCTGCGAATGCTTTATAGTTTGCTGCTTTAGTAGCATCAGCGTTACTTGCGCCAGGACGATTAAATAACATTTTTTCTAAGCCTTCTGCACTAGTTGGTTTACCATCATAACCTTTAGCAGTAAATCCACTTTTATCTGTTAATATAAACTCACCTTTTTCATTACGACCAAATATAACTGCTGGTGACCCATCCCATTTAATAGTAACTGTGTTTGGTTGTTGTTCTACTTGATGTAGTGTAGCAATTGCTTTTCTTGCACCTGCTGAAGCATCCCATAGAATTAAATCTTCTAAGTGCTGTATACGTGCATCTTCACTTAGTTTTTTAACTTCGGGTTGAAACAAATCCTTTCCGATTAATCTATGTAATCTGGAATTTCTAGGTTTACGTTTTTTGCTTCCTACAATATCTGTTATTTTCATCTAGGGCCTCTAATTTTCTTAACTCCACGATTAAAACGCTCTGCATCTCTATTTTTAATACTTAACATAATACGTTTAGTAAGATCTTGTGCAGTATCTTCGTCATAGTTAGAGTCAATCATCTCAAGAATGTTAATAATACTACTTATCGCATTATTACCTTTGCTCTCCAGAATACTGATCTTGTCCTTGCGAGGAGCAAGCGAGTTAATTTCTTCTAATAGACTTCGAGTACGTTTTTTCATGTTTGTTCTCCGTAATAAGTTTACTTTGTAGTATTTATCTAACTATTACTTCTTTTGAGCATACTGCGAAGTTTATCATGCCCTGTTATAGTGTTTTCTACCACACTATTTTCAGCAATGTTCTTTTCTTGGTGTGTTGTTTTATTTTGTGCTTTAATCTTCTCAAACATAGCACTAGGTTGGTTCATTGTAGATCCTGCGTCATCTTCATCTAAGTCTTCAATACGTAATCCTGCAATATTAAACTTTAAGTCTACTTTTTGTCCTACACCACTACTACTACGTGTTTTCATAAACTGAATTTGATAACGTCCACGTTCACGCATAGCTTGACTTGTAAAGATACCAATTACATTATCAGCTGTCTGAATCTTACTTAAACCACCAGCAATATGAGAGTGATCAAATTCAACTTCTTCTACTGCCGCTCTATTTAACTGAGATGCTGTTGCAAATAGTATATCATGCTCTACTGCGAAGTTACGTAATTCTTCAGATACAAACTTATCTTTAATAAACAAATCACTTGGATTAACTTTACTTTGTGCTGGCATCATTAAGTCTAGATAATCAATACAAATTGCATCAACTTTAATATCATTCTTAACTTCATATTCACGCAAATAGCTAGTAATAGCATTAATTGTAATACCGTTAGGTAATTGTACAATTTGAAGTTTACCTGCATTTTTACCTTGCATACGTACTTTTAAATCTACGTCATCTGCATTTTTAAATACATCACGTGTATTCATGCCTGTTAACATACTATCTAATCGCATACTACATAATTCTTCACTAAGTTCTAAACTAATGTATACAACGTTTAATCCTGCTAGTGCCCAATTTAATCCTAAGTTTTGTAAGAATAAACTTTTACCACCACCAGATGGTGCAGCAAATATATTCAATTCACCTCTATTAAATCCACCATATAGTTTCTTATCAACTTCTAGCCAGCCTGTACTTGTACCGCCTCGTTGATTACGAACACGTTCAATACGTTCTGCTGGTGATTCCCAATAATCTGTTCCCATATGTTTAGCAAGTCCAACTTGTACTGCTTCTTTTACCATACGTTCTACTGGCCCGTAATCACCTTTTTCTAATAAATCTGCACTTTTTAAAATTGCCGCTTCTAGTGCTTTGTGTCTACAGAATACTTCAAACTCATCTATAAACCATTTTTTATGTCTATCATCAACATCTTTTAATTCTTGTAATTCAAGCCCTGTTGTTGCTAAGATTTGTTCACGTGTAGGTAATGCACTATATCCTACTGCATGTTCTTTTATAAATTCTACACCCTTGCGTAATTCTCTATCAAAGTATTCAGGATCTAAAATGCCATTTATCCTAGCAAACAGATCTTTATCTTGTGCTAAAAATTCTACAAATAATCGTTGTAGATCTATATTATATTCTTTTGCTTGTTCTGTCATTTACAATACTTTCTCATTAATAGTTCAATTTTAGTTGGATTCTTTTCAGCACTATCTATTATACTTGTTATTGTATACAATCTTCCGTATTTTGTCAAGGCATCACTTGCATCTTTACAATCTTTCCACTCGGGAAATGCTACCATCCAACCGTTCTTTATAGCTGATTTACACATTAGTTTACCAGCTTCGTCTGCATCAGGTAATACTATAATTTGTTTCTCTAAACTATGTAGTATATCTGCTTGTTCATCATTTATATTATTACTACCAATTGCACACCCGTCTGTAACTATAGCATCAAGTTGCCCTTCAGTTACAATAACAAATTGCTTATCACTAGTTTGTTTATCTAATCCATATACAAAGTCTTTCTTTGGTTGTTGATTATAATATTTAGGCATTCCGTTAGGAATAGTATTTCCTGCCCATCTTGCTGTATAGCCAACTACCTTACCTTTATATGTAAATGGTAATATAAATCTTTTGTTTACTCTTCCATGTTGTTTACTTGGGCTCCACATAAATCTAGAATCAGTTACATCAAATCCACGATCTGTTAAGTATGCTACTGCTTCTGTCCAATCTGCATTTGGCTCTGTAAAGTCCATAAAAGGTTTTGCGTCATCTGGAAGTTTTTTCTCATCCCAATCAATAACTAAATTTTTACGTTTTTCTGTTTTTATTAATAACGTTTCTACATCTTGTTCACGTAATAATTCTAACTGTATACGTTGTATATCGCTTTCATCAGCACCAAGTGTAACTAGTAGATTTTTTAATCTTATAGTAATTTTGCTTTGTGGACTCCAGCCTGTTTTATAATTACAATTAAAACAATTATATTGAAACTTATCATCGTCAAATAGGAAACCGCCTCTGCCTTTCTTATCTGGTCTTGCTTGTCCATTGCGTACACACATCGGACAGTTACCACTAATCCAGCCACTAGGACTAGACCGCCAATTAACCGGAACCAGAGTTCTCACGTATGTATTCATTAAAGCCATGTGTATATATTACACTCTAACTATAACTTTGTCAAGTGTTCCTGTCGGTTGAGTGTGTTTTGTTCTGATATATTTAACATTTGTACGGAATGTCCATGGATCTATTCCAGTATGTCCGTTATATGGATAGAATGGTTGTGTATATGTACCTAAAGTAATATCAAACCAGTCGCTTTCTAGTGGGTTTTCACTTAATGCACCTTGTACCCAAAAATTACCAGTATATCCTGTTCCATAAACAGCAATAGTAATAAGTCCGTTTGGCTTATTATAGTAACCAGTTGCACGTAATGCACTACTAAAATAGTATGTATCAGTGTTGATTATTTGTGTAGTAAATGAATCATTAATTTGTGTAGTAAGTGGTAATGCATCACCTTCTTCTGAACATTCAACTGTATAGTTAGGTCTCATATTCAAATCACAATACATAGGAACTACTAAACCTTGGTCAGTTGTGTAACTAAACACTAGGTCGTATAACCCTTGTGAAAATAATCCACTCTCACCACTTGTTATTACTACTTTTACAGATCCTGCATCGTAATCAGTTATAATTGCTTTTTTACTTATTACAGTTGATCTGTCGCTTCTATCAATTAACGATACTTGCATTGTAGTACCATGTAACATAATAGGTTTTCTATCTTGATTCTTTACAAAAAAGAAAAACTCATTATCAAAGCCACGGAATAATTTTAAGAATCTATAATTAACTGGACTATTAACTGCGGTGCCTTTAGCACTTGCATACTTTCCTAGTCCTGGTGCTGAACCGTGGTCTTCTAATGCGTATAATTCGCCTGTTTGGTTTATATTATATGTTGTTCCGTAATTTGACATGTGTTAGACTCCTGTATTGTATTTATCAAATAGTACCAGATTTTGAAAGCATAAATAGAAGTAATGCAAACAAAACATCAGAGACTCTTGGACGAATATCCGTTCCTTACCGTGGTAGAGTATGCTGGCAACGAGTATCTAGGTATAATCCAAAACATAGATAACCATGTTGCGAGCATGTATGTCTACGATCGATTAAACGAAACTACCGAAAAAGCAAAGTTCTTAGAACTTGGCGAAGAATGGTGGTGGGAAACTAATAGAAAGTTACCTATTAATATTGCATTGCTTAATAGATGGAATTTCCAATATTGTGTACAAAGTTTTAATGTTAAACAGATGGACGTAATTGCAGGACCGGAAGTAAGATTAAGTAATAGCATTACTAAACGTATCAAACGTAGAAGTATTAATCTTGTAAAGAAAAACCAGTAGCAAGCATATTTAATTGTAATACAATAGCCATTGCATACGCATGGGCATGTGCTTTTTTGAAATAATATTCGCCATTTGTAGGCTTTACCCATACTTCAGAATTGATGGTATTCCAGTCTTTACCAATTAAATACCTTTTGGCTGGTCTAATGATAGCCAAAACAGCCGCCATTTGTTCAACACTTTTTGGTTTCATTTGTCCAACAATAGAAAAGTGTTTATGAATATGAAAGCATTGCTCAACTACTTCTTTGTGTTCTAGCAATTCCCACATAGGTTTCATTTCTAATAAATCGTCAAGTTGTTTTTTAGATTCTATCTTTTTATATAATCCAACATTAAGTACATCAATTTTAAAGTAACCCATGTTCTCGGCTTCTTTATGATCAATTGTAGCCATGCCTGTAAATGGATTACTAGGAATGTCATGGAAGTATACACCAGTATTGTGCTTAACTTGTTTGTTATCACGTGCAATCATTGCTGGTATTCCATTAATAATATTAAGTAGCTTGTCTCTATTTGCTACGTCAATATCAATATCAGTATTAACGATCATTTGGTTTCTCCTTATTCATTCTATACAACATATATACTGGTAATGCAAAACATGCTAATATGTAAAGTATTGATAGTATCATATAGTTGCTTGCTCCATTATTTCTTTTACCCATTTAGTATCTTGTGGATTTACTTTCATTGCACGTTCCCAATAATCTATTTCTAAATAATCAGTAACCATTTTAATTTGTTCAGGATTAAATCTATCAATTAATCCTTGTGCCGCTATACTATTAAATAGTACCCATGGAGAAATCTTTCCACTACAAATATGAAATACTGCTAAGTTAGGTGATACTATTTCAAAATAATTATTATATGTTGTGTTGTTTTCTTTTGCCCATGTTTGTAAAAATAAAATAGTACGTTCTACTGCTCTATCTACTGTCTCAGTTCTCAAACGTTCTTTCATCCATAGTGTAAATTGCTTGTCTTTGCACCAATGGTCAAGTCTTACTTGGTTTCTTACTAACCAAGTTGCATAAGACGGTACATCATCAATACCAATGTCGCGGCAATAATAGCCAAACTTACAGAAGCCAATATAGTATTGACTCTTTGCAAAATCTTCGTAGCTTTTTTCATTTTTTGAATTTGTTCCTATTTTGTAAAATAATTGAAATGCTCTAAAACCAAGTTGAACATGTTGTTCGCTTTTTTGCATGAACCTACGTTTTTGTTCACACATATGTACCGCTAGTGTACTTTCTTTTTTAAATGTCTTGTTACAGTAATTACATTTATACATTAACGGTTTCCATTTTCCAGAAAGGATCAGTCCAATTTTCTTTTAAATTGTCTGGTCTACTAACTTTCATATTATACAACGAGTTGTTAACCAAGTCAATATATTTTTCTGTTGGTTGTCCAGTCCACGGTGCTCCTATACACAATGTAACTTTTTCTTCTGTACCAGGTTCAAGTGCATGTGGATGACTACCATCTAGTACATACGTAGTATAATTTTGTGGAATATAGACTTTGTTATGTTTTTTATCTATAAAATATAATTTATCAACATCACCGTTTAATACAATTCTAAATTTATGTTGTAGTGTACCTATTTCGTCAACCTTGCTATCTAAATGTACATTTAATCCATAGCCTGCAGGTGTTCTTAATATAGTAACTCTGCCAAGTGGTTCCATCCATGGGAATACTTTTTCTTCTAAAAGTTTTTGTGTAAATGTCCACTTCTGTGCTGGTTCAGTGTATGCAAAATCACCATGTCTTGTATTCTTGCCTTCTGCATTTCCACCAAGTTGGCCGCCTGCATTAAATACAGGTAACATCTTGCATCCACGAAATTCGTTGTAGTGCCAATAATTATCATCAACTGACATTACTTCGTTGTACATGGCTTTTCTGTCTTCATCTGTTATGTTTAGATCTAAAGCCGTGAATGTCATTTTAATAATTCTTTTATTTGTTTTTTATCTAGCCCATATTCCTCAAAGAGATCTTTCCAATCATCTTTTGTTTTTGTGCTAATAAATATTTCTACCTCATCATCATTTAAATGGTTATAGTTTTCAACTACCCATTTTTGAATCTTATTCTTCTTCATTGATTTACCAGGAGCAAGCCATGGATGAAATGTAGTCTTACCTAATCCAACCAATTGCATCAGTTGATACTGCAATTGTGGATGTTTACGTAATTTATTAAAGTGTACATTAACTACTTCATTAGTCCATTCTAAGTAATGTTCAGCAACCATCTTGTCTCCACAACTACTAGTATAACGCATAAGTAGCCATAGTCCAAGTTTATTCTTTTCTTCATCAGTCAAACTATCATACCAAGCTCTATCTTTAGTATCAATAGATCTCATCTCTTCTTTGATGTTTAGTTTATTTGACAATTATTACTTCTCCTTCAGTTTCTATCCAGACTTTTGCACCACATGATAATGGTTTATCTGGACTGTATACGACTTTACTATCACCTTTGATATGTACCTCATGTGCATAGTCGTTACTCTTAGATGTTTTACATGTTAACACCGGTTCTCTATCACCAGACTTAGCATTACTTTTAATTATATGCTGATTAACATGTATCCTAGTCTTCATTGTACTACCAAAGCTCACTAATGTCAAGTACCTCAGGTAACTTGTTTGATTCTTTTACAAATAGTACACATGGTGCATTTGGCCCATCATGTAGTGGTACATTTAATAAGTGACCAAATTTAAGTTTAGGAGCATACCATTTAACATCAGTATAGATGTTAGTAATTTGGATATCTAAAAACTTAGGTGTAAAACCAGTTACTGGATTAAATGCAAATACACTAAACCCTCTATCATTTAAACTCATTAAACTTAATACTTCTGGATCTCCTACACTTGGATCACAAATTACAACACTCCAATCTAATGGCATAGTAATTTGGTATTCACCTATTTTTAATACTGCGGCTGGTGCGTAAAAACTTTCTAAAAATACCAATGGAATAAAGTAGTAATCAATAAACCCTGGATTACTATAATCTAGTATACTGTATCTTAAATCATCTATAGTGTCTGGTATGTCATCTAGTTCATACGTTTCGTTTTCAACTGTTAATATTTTCATTATTTTTCCTTATTGCCAATCAACTTTTTCAATGCTGAACGGATAGTTTGCCTCTTTATAAAACTTCTTACGCTCTGTTAAGTGTTTTTTACTAAATTTTGCTGTACTGGTAATATCCCATATTTGAACATTATCTTTATCTTCTGCTTTACGTATTCCACGACCAATACTTTGAATGACTCTAACAAAACTCTTTCCAGGTTCTATTAGTACCAGATTAAAAATACGTGGAATGTTAATACCTACTGCCGCAACTCCATAAGTTGCTACTACAATTTGATTAGTTCCTTCATTGATATTATCATATTGATCTTTACGATCTGTTGACTTCATTTCTCCGCTAACAAAGTTAGCTTGTGGTAGATTATCACAAATCAATCCACCTGCTTTGATTCTATCTACTAATACAAGTGTATTTCCTGATTGAGAAACTTTTTCAATTAATCCACTTACATATTCCATTCGAGCTTTATCTGTAGTAAGATAACTTAACTCGCTTTGATAATTATTATATTCTGCAAACTCTTTCATTTGTACAACATTAACATGACACTGACTAAGTACATCCATGCCTTGTAGTTCACTTGCACTAAGTTTATTAGTTACATCTCCTAAACACGCTTGTAAACTAACCTTCTCATGATCTGCTTTAGGAATAGTACCTGTCAAACCCCAACGTAATGGAATGTGTGCAAATTCTTTTGTTAATAACTCTTTTAACACATCTGCTTTTGCTTGGTGTACTTCGTCTACTATTACACAC